GGAAAAGAAACCACCCAGAGAATCACAGAGCTACGGAAAATAAGCGTAGAACTGCTAAAACCCTTGCAGGTGGAAGTTTTACCCCTGAACAGTGGTATGCTCTTTGTTCTCTGTATGAATTCAAGTGTTTGTGCTGTGGTAAAGTCAAGCCTCTTGAGGCTGATCACATTGTTCCCGTATCCAAGGGAGGCACAAGTTGGATAAGAAATATTCAGCCGTTGTGTAAATCTTGCAATGCTAGTAAAGGTGCAAAGATAATAGACTACAGGCCGTTGGGAGATAAAACATGCCGGACACAGTTCCAGCAGTCACAGGAACAAGTGCTGAAGGTTCCAATAAACAGGGAGACAAACCTGAGAGTCCTAATGACAGTCCCCTCGGCGTCTATGCGGGTTTTCCCTATTCCCCAGAACCCTTCGCTGAATTAAGTGATGGTGCACGACTTTCTCTACTTGCGCTAGATGACCTCTGCACGAAAGCAGATGTAGCAGCCCGTAGAATGGAGACCGAGCAGACATGGGAAGCTTTGCATAAACGTTCAATGTGCCTCTAGGCAGAAATGCTTAGATGAAAATAGAGAGAATTCAGGGAAACACCACATAGTGGTCAATCCTGAGCCGAGCCGCGAAAGCGGAAGGTGCAACGACTATCCCGTAGCGGGAGTAGGGAACAGTGTTCCCGAAGCACTCTACATCCGAAAGGATGATGATATAGTCTGAACTCACAGGTAACTGCGAGAGAGCAAACGGAAACGGTTTGTTCGTAACATATTTGTTTGAGCGTGGATATCAGCATTTGCTGCGTGGTAAGCGCGGTGGCTGGGAACTTCCCGGTGGCGGGCAAGGTAAGAAAGCCAACGAGAGAAACCACAATAGTATCTATGACACGAATATTTATGGACCGAAGAGCGACATCATTGTTGCTGCTTTGTCCCGTGAAGTTCCTAAAGTAGAGTTTTACCCAGCCAATCCAGAGTGGGCACCAGATAAGATTGCAGCCGAAGAAGCAAATCGCTTCAAAGATATTTGGGCAAGAAATAATAACCTGCATGATTTACTGGTACAGTGTGCCAGAATCTTCTGGAACGAAGACCGTACTTTACTTTGGACCCGTTATGAGCTTAATGGACAGAAGTATGGCTTTGAAGAAGACAAAGGAACTCCCACAGTTCCCGAAGACATACTCAATCCACCAGATGACACACCTACGGGACAAGAAGGACAAGAGGATTTTTTACAAGAGACTGAGTCCGTATCCTCAGGTGGAAACCAGATTGAAGACCTACTCGTAGAAAGTGGAGTAGGAAACAGTGGAAAGAAACCGCTGGGCATGGAAGTAACCACGGCTCACGGCAAGTTGGACCACAAAGTTCCCATCTCTGTTGACAACTTCTCAGAGATGACATTTGTGCAGTTGATGCTGGACTATGACGTGGCACTTGTCCGTGGTATGTTCCCGTGGATTGCAAGCAAGATCAATCCCGGTACAGACGGACAATCTGCAACGCAACTTGACCGCATCGCCCGTGAAAATGTACGTCAGGCAGTGCTTGGCGCATACGTTACGGGAGACTCATTGAGTCGCCACACCACGGTGAAGTATACGTGGATGCGACCCTCGATGTTCTTAGATGGTTCAGTTGGTGACAGCGAGAAAGCGGAACTTCTTGAAGCATTCCCAGACGGAGTGTTGCTGGCACGTGCCGCACAAGAGTACGCATTTTCGCGCAATGAGAAGATGGATGACCATCTTGTTATAGGTCACCCGTGGGCAGGCAAAGGGCAAAACCGCAGAGCAATGGGCACGGCTCTTATCTCCGTACAGAAGCGCATCAACGATTGGGTTGACCTTCTGGACGACTTCTTCAAACGCACGATTCCGAAGAAATGGATGAATGCCGAAGCGTTCGACATGGACGCCATCAAGAGTGAGCCTAACGTACCCGGTAGCATCGGTCCTTTTGAACCGCAACCCGGACTCACCACTGAGTCACAGTACATTATGGTAGAGCCAACGCCGCAACACCAGCCCGCGTTGCCCGACTTTATCAAATGGTTCATTACGACTCTATCTGAGGAAATCTCAGGAGCGCTGCCTTCCTTGTTTGGCAACAATACGCAGGAACCAACAGTAGGCAGTTCAGTTATACAACGCGACCAAGCATTGCAGCGTGTGGGGTGTCCTTGGAACAACGCTCAGGACATGTTCGCAGCAGCCGCTTCGCAGGCCGCAAAGTGTGCAGCCGAATGTCGTGATGGAAAAGAAATCACTCAAAACTTGGGACCAGAGCGTGGAAACGTCTCGGTCAACACAGCAAATCTGCTTGGTGGCAATGTTCTTTGCTATGCAGAGAGCAATCCATCCCTACCCGAAACGGAAGAGCAAAAAGCAGTGAAGATAATGACTCTGATAGACAAAGCAAATCAGAATCCAGTATCTCCGCTGGCGCAATGGGTATTCAGCCCGTCCAACTTAGAGGAAACCTCGAAAGCCTTGCGACTGAAGAACTACAAAGTTGCAGGTGCATCCTCTGTTACTAAGCAAAGAAGTGAATTTGAAGTATTACTGCGCTCTGGTCCGATGCCAAATCCTAAACTTGCTCAAATGCAAGAAGGTATAGCAAAGATCACAGGCGGAATGCAAGCAGCAGCGGCAACTGGAGAGCAGATTCCTCCGCAAGCCGTGGCTATGGTACAACAGGTACAACAAGCCTCGCAAGCATTGCCTCCTTTGGTTAGCACTGTTCCTGTAGCACAGGATGAAAGTGAAAACCATTTGGTGGAAGCTAATGAATCCTTTGAGTGGCTTAACAGTACAGAAGGACAGAAGTTCAAATACGGCAATGAGAAGCAACGAGCAGGTTATGAGAATGTGCATTTGCACTTCTTAGAACATCAGACTATGGTAAAGAAGATCGCCGCAGCTAATAAACCACCTGATAAACCACCTTCTGAGAGCATCTCTGCTGACATAAGCAAGATGCCTCCAGTTGTAGCTTCTCAGTTGCTTGCAAAGATGGGAGTACAAAGTACCCCACAACTTTTTGAGCAACAGCAGGAAACAGCCTTGAACCACAAAGTGGCAGGCAAGGCGATCCCTGAGGCGTTGAAACAACCGATAGAGTAACATCGCAAAAGGGGCCACAATACAACGTGGCCCCAGAGCACCAAGAACTCAGAAATGATCTCAGATCAAGAAAAGGACTCAAAATGAGCGCAGATGCACTCGTTGATATCGCCTCGCTGGACTCAGCAGCGGCAGCCGTAGAGACTGCCGTTGAAACACCAGTAGAGGAAACAACTGTAGAGACGCCAGTAGTAGAGACGCCCGCAGAAGAAACACCCGTTGAAACTCCAGCGGAGGAAACAGAGACTCAGACTCACAATGCTGACGGTACGGAGAAAACACCGGAACAGCAAGCAGAGTTCAAGAAAACAGCCGCTGCAAAAACAGCGTCTGACAAAGCATTAGAATCAACTCCTGCAAACGTTCGCAGCGTACTGAAGTCGTTACGAGATTCAGACCCTAAGAATGCGGCAGTAGTAAAAGAACTACACGGCTCGTTCGAACGATGGAATGCTGCAAAGCAGATATTCCCTAAGGGCGTTGCCGAAATGCAAGAAGCCAAGGCGTTCATCGACTCAGTAGGTGGACCAGACGGCTACCAAAAAATGCAGGACATGATCAACACTGTCACTGCAACTGATGAATTGTTATACGCAGCCGATCCAAAACTTTGGGACAACGTGATTGAAGATTTGAAAGCCAACAATCACCCCGAAGCACTCGGTCAACTTGCTCCATCGTTCCTTGCAAAGTTGAAAGCACATGATGCTCAAGCCTATTATGATTCTTTCCAACCTCATTTCTTTGAAGGGTTGAAAGAATGTAATATACAAGGCTTTGTGACTAAGTTCAATGAAGCATTATCTGCAAAGAATGATAAAGGTGAAGTTACTCCAGACATCAAGACCATTACAGGTTTGGTGAAAGGGATTTCTGATTGGTTCAAAGGTCAAGAGGATGAAGCGAAGTCCAAATCTACTACTCCAGTAGATACCCCAGAACGTAAGAAGTTCCTTGCAGAGAAGGCTGCATTTGAAAAAACAAAGACCGAAGATGGTGTAAAGCAGCAGAAGGCGTATGAAAACTCAGTTGCCGAGGATTGCGAAAAGAAGAACAACAACATCCTTGGTAAAGCCCTCGGCGTGTTTTTGAAGATGCCCTTCTTCAAAGACTTCCAATACGAGTCTAAGGTTGATCTTGGAAACGGGATAAAAGACCGCCTGTACGCTGCACTGAAGGCCGATAAAACATATCAGACGCAGATGAATGCACTGTGGAAGCAACCGCGCACTGACGCTAACAAGGCTAAGATGGTGCAGTATCACGAAGCCAAATTGCAAACGATTGCTACGGACATTGTTACAAAGACAGTCCAAACGCGCTACCCCGGTTATGCTAAGGGTGGCTCAGCCGCAGGCAAGGCAGCAGCCGCAGTGGTGAAGAAAGCAGATGCTACGAAAGCCGCAGCCACGTCGGTTACCTCAGGCAAGCCAATTTACGTTGCAAGCCGTCCAACTGATCTTGTCCGTGACCCTATAAAGGTCAATGGAAAAGATTACTCATCGTCCGATCTCGCTACTCTACAAATTCTTGGTAGAGGGTTTGTGAAGACCCCAGATGGCAAAGGGCACAAATTTATTACATGGCGGAAGTGACTATAAAATCTCAAGCCTAATTAACTTGAGCTAGAGTGGAGGGTGCCAGATACACCCTCCATTCGGTCTTATCTGGAGATTATATGAATAACAAGAAATACCCTTGGCATTCTGCTCATTCTAAAGAATTGCAAAAGTCCAATAGAGAACGTTATGCTGCTTTGAAACAGCAAGGACTATGTGTGTTATGTGGTGCTATGGTACTCTTGGTTGTTGTTGGGAAGGTTGCTCGATTGTTGATCCAGACATGCTTACTCTAGACCATATAAACAATGATGGCAATGTAACTAGAAAAGGATCATACAAAGGCGGTGTATCTTTCTACGCCAAAGTAAAACGTGATGGTTTCCCAGAAGGCTTTCAAACTTTATGCCATAACCATCAATGGAAGAAAGAAATTTTGCGTAGGAGAGAAGACCTCAATAGGACTCCTACATGGAAGCACTAAGATGTGCCTCCGCAGATTGAGAAATTGTATACTACTTTTTCTAAATCTACGGAGTTACATCTCAAACGCCAAGTGAAAATGTGATAGTGGCG